CATTTTTTAATATCTGATTTTGTCCCTTTGTTTTCATTAACTACATTTGATGGAAAGGCACCAGTATATTTTGACTTCACACCGTAGTACTGCTTAAACGTCAACCCCTTTCTTTGCAGATAAATATATGGGGTTTTGGTTTCGTCCATTCGGTTCCCTTTGAATTTAGTATCAAAGTGAGTAGCAATTCGCATTTGTCCAATGCCCCACTTCCAACCGATTGATTCTAAATATAAACAAATGAGTTTAGGACTAATTAATTTACCGTCCTTGTCATACACCACAAAATCAGCGGCTTTTCCGTCCATGTGTGCGGAGTTAGAAGCACCGTTGACTTTTGCATTATATGATGGACTTCTGTACCCTGATGTTATAGATATACTTCCACCGTATTTTTTGCGTAGTTTTTCTAGCATTGCCAAAATTGCGGTACTATAAATAACTTTGTCTGTCCCGTCATGTGATTGGAATTCGCCCAGCGTAAAATGTTCGCTTATTTTATAGTCTTTTCCAACTTTTGATATATACTTTGTTCTAATCATAACTGCACCTATATGGTTTCGGAATCGTTAGGATTGTTAACAATTCCAAATGCCATTAATACAGGCAATAAAACGTCCAAAAACCCATTCATATCGTCGGAAATATCTACTCCGCCAAACTGCTTAACTAAAAATACAATTAAGGCTGCAATCGCTACCCACATTGCCCAAGACTTCATTTTTTCTTTGAGTGATTTAATAAATTTTTCCATTGTTTTTCTCCTTATCGTGTAAGTGTTCCGCTACTATACAGTGATATATAATCAAACGCAACTATGGCGGCCGCTGCATCTGTGGTAGTCTCTCCGGCAATTATGCCCCAACCAGTTGAATATGCATTACTTGTGCTTGTGGGTATATTAGTAGTAATGGATTCTTGCCATAGTTGAGTACCGCTTTCCGAATATAATGTAAACTGAATTGATGTTGCATTTGAGTTGACAACAATAGTTGCGCTATACCATGTATTGTTTGTTAATGTGTATGATGATGTTGCTGTTGTTGTTGAACTTTTTGCTGTGTTTCCAGTTAAAATTGGATTGGTCGCATCACCGACAATATTCAGCCACGCGCCGTCTGTTGGTGCAGTATTGATGGCAGTTGAATCCTGAAACCCAATTCTTACTGATGCAGTAGTTCTAATAGAACGAGGCTGAAACACTACGGTTGTAACTTCACCACCCGTAAGCACAAAACTGGTTGTTTCTGTTAAAAATCTATATCCGCCGTAGGCTGTAGTACTATCTAATATTGACAAAACACCCGGATGATTCGCTCTGCCTGTAACTGCTGAGCCACTAACAGTTCCACTTGATATTGCCGCGCCTACAATGCCGGGTATGGCATATGAGGTTGCTGTATGAAAATCAGATTCAAGAATTACAGCAGAAGATTTGCTTGGTACCGAAGAACCGCCCGAAGGTGCTGCCCATGTGCCATCTTCCCTTAAAAAGTTTGTTGTGCCACCTCCCAACTTTGGCAAAAACCCATGTTGTGATGTAGATGCGTTATTCGTGGTTACGTCTGTAAATGAAAGAGTTGCATCGGTTGGTAAAGTTTGGTCGCCCGTATTGCTTCCGCTTAAAGTTGAAATGCCAAGTTTTGTTTTTATAGTAGAAGTTGTTTCGTCACCTGTGTTTGTTCCTGATGTATTACCAATTACGGTTTTTTGTGCATCCGTGCAATACCTTTTATCCGTTGAATCCGCTATGTCTGCCGTTGTTGCATCTGCGCCATTAGTTACAAGACCTTTTGAATCGTAAGTTATTTTGGTTTTAGTTGCGCCCGTGATAGCGGTATTAGCAGCAACACCGCCAAGCCCACTTAATGTTTGGTCGCCTGTGTTTGAACCACTTAATGTTGATATTCCAAGTTTAGTTTTAATTGTGGATGTGGTTTCGTCCCCAGTGTTGGTACCAGAAACGGAACAATTATTGCTTACAGTTAATGTTTTAGGGGTTGTGCCGCCTGTTAAAGTAAATCCAACAGTTTGTTCTGTAATGCCTAACCCTGTATCGCCCTTATCGCCTTTAATTCCTTGTATTCCTTGGCTTCCTGTGGCTCCTGTGTCGCCTTTAATTCCTTGAATACCTTGAATACCTTGTATTCCTGTTTCACCTTGAATACCTTGTTCACCTTGAATACCTTGTATTCCTTGGTCTCCCTTGTCGCCTTTTTCACCGCGTAAACCTTTTTCTATAATACTGATTGTGTTTTTAGACGTGGAAACAACAGACACGTTGCTTGTTTGGTTTTCAATTATAATTACACTTCCCGTTTGGGTGGCAATTGTATACATATTAAGCCTCCGTGGTGTGTGCTACTGCCTTAAATTCTAATGTGCTTTTATCAATCATTGTTTCCCGGCTGTCTTTGTCCCAATAATCAAAGGTTATCTTGTCGCTTTCTTTAACTCCGAATTTAAAGTAAACATCATAATTGATGTTAAATAAAACTTCGTTAAAACTAACAGCACCTTCGATTTCTCCAATTGAAGCATTTGCTTTTTCCATTCCTAAAATAATGGTTTTGCCAGTTAAGTCTTTAGGGGTTACGCCATCATTTTCATAAGCGGTCACAAGTAAAGGAAAATCATCTCCGTAATGCACCCATGCTTTTAATCTATTTGTTCCAACTAATTCAACATCCCACATAATTTACCTCCAATTTCCAATAGCGAACACGGATTGGGACACCGTGGTTGATGTACTATTGTTTTTTATGATTTGCACGCCTCCTTGTGTCGCCGAAGTTGTATATCCCATTGCCGAACCGTACACACCGGATGCCGCCGGATGATTTGCGAAAAGATTAGGTCGGTCATTAAATAGTCCAGTTGGGATAACAAATGTGCCATTGTGCAAATACAACCCCCCACTTCCGAATGACCCTGACGATTCAAGGTTTACACTTGGTGACCCCCAAGCGTAGCAAGTACCATCAGCGAAGCGTTTGTATAGAAAACCGCCCGTAGTGCCATGTTCCACAACATAGTCTGGGTTGGATACAAATGTTAAAGTTGATTCCGTTGTTTTCTTTAACAAGTAAGTTTGGTAGGTTGATGTAGATATTTTAGCAACGGTGGGAAGCCCGCTAATTGCATAAGTTTCGCCATCCAGTACAATAGTAGGTGAACCGGAAGTATTTCCATTTTCAAAATTAATGTAAATTAACCCTTGCTTCAAAAATGTGCCTGTGTATGTACCTTTGTTAGCCGTTGCGGCGTCAACGGTGCATGTTAAACTTTGGGGCGAGGTTGCAAGTGCATCTATTAAGTCATTTAGTTTTTCTATGATAACGTCGGGAATCGCATCAAACATTGCTTTTCCTATGTCCGGGTCGCCCGAAAACGTATCTGCTTGGTCAATTACTTTCTTGCCTGTGGTATCGGCTGAAAGAATTTTGTATTGTGTTATACTCATTTTTTCTCCTTTGAATACCCGGTTGAGTACCATGTTTTTGTTATTTCAATAACTCCAAACCCTTCATTTAAGGTTGAATTTTCTAGTATGATTTGCAAGCGTTTGTATTTTTTCTTTTTCTTTTCAAAAAATTTATCTTGTGGGTAACTTGAACCGCTAAATGTCCAGTTTCCAAAATCAAATGAGCCAAAACCACCAATTGATATTGACCCTGTGCCTGAAAGTTCCCTCTCCTTACCATCTACCGCATAATAAATATTTACACTTGATGTAAAATAAGGTTTTAATGTGCAGATAGAGCCTTTTTTTTGTAATACTTTGTAATACTGTGTGCCATTATCGCTGTCATACGGGGTCGCCCAAGTGGCGGTTATTGCCGTTCCATTATCGGAATAACTTGATGATGCTTCGGCTGTATTAAATTTACAAATTGAATAATTTGAATCTGTATATCCGCAAAAATAAATATAATTGTCTGCACAAATTACAACGTCTGCCGGGACGTTATCCCAGTAATAGCATTCATAAGCAAATGAACCCGTATCAGTATCGTTTGTTTTTTGCTTTCCATCCAAAATGTAAACGTGCGAATTAACAAACAACAAAAAGTAATCTTTCCACACACAAGCCACAGCATTTTCAAGGTTTAATTCTTTGGTTAATTTTGGATTTACAAATACTGACCGATTTCTGACTATTTTTTCTGTTGTGTAGTTTTTAGACGTAATCCCGTAAATGCCGGTTGGCGACAAAAACACAGGTTCGTCAATTAAAATACCTTTAGCAGACCCAACAGCACCAACACCTGAAGTTGTTTGTTTTGATGCAAACGTGTTTACTTCTGATGTGGTTCCGTCTTGGTTGTCTACTGTTAGAGTAGTAGAATACAAAAAGAATAGTGTTGCTTCTTGCGCGTTGTCTTCTTTGATTACGGCTAGGTTTTCACTTACGTTTAAGAATCCTGATATGTTGGAGCCTGAACCACCTATATATAAATAGTTTTGGTCTGGCCAATAAGAAATGTCGCCGTAAGCCGAATAATAAACGTACTGCCCGTACCCTGCGATTGAGTTTGCAGTTACAAATATTAAGTCTACTGTTTGTTGGTTGTATCGCGCCCACTCTCTACATGAACATACGTCTGTTTTTGTGCCTGAACCTGATGCAGTGTACTCAATTTCTATGTTGTCTTCGGTTGTGCCTAAATACCGAGTAGATATATTAACCGTTGCACCCGAAGAAGATGATACCGTCGCTGTTTGCCATGTTCCTGTGCTGTCCTTGTAACGTGCTATCGGTGTGCCTGATATAACCGAAGTACATAAAAACGACTTTGACGGAGCCAATACTTTCCATCCTGCTGTACCTGTAGATGTAATATCAATCACAGTACCGCCCACAGTGTCAGAAACCGTTATAGAGGACGTTGTAGGCACTGTCTTGACGTAATATGTCATTGATACATCTAGTCCTGCAGGAAGCGCACCTGTGCCAGTTGAAAATTTTACGGGATCGTTTACAGTTAGTCCATGTGCTGTTGAAGAATCCAAAACGTCTGTACTTGCTACTGCCGTCCATGCTGAACCAACATAAGAACCCGAATTAATAAAGCGTTCTTTTCTGACACGTGTCATTTTATTGATGTTTTCATACAAAACACCACCACCATTTACGGGGTCGCGCGCAATAATTACAAGTGGTGTATAGTAAGAAATTTCCGCATATGACAATACTCCGGCTGTTGGGGTTGCTTTAATGATTCTGCTGTCGTCAAATATGTAAAAACCTCTCGTAGTCGCATTTTGAGAATACATTGCGGCTTTTTTCCCGGAAGAGTTTAATGTAAACGGCGTGAACGATATATCATCATCAGTAAATTGAACTAGATTTGTTCCATAAGTAACAAGATAATATCGCACGTCGTCATAGATAAAACTCCACAGATTGTCAATTTTGCTTGATACTGTATGTAAAATAGACCACCCTTTTCTTTTTTCAGGGTTGCCACCTGCATCTGGTATCATATTTAATCCGTCTGGGGTTCGTTTTTTATTGACTTGCGAAGAATCAACTGAATAGTCAACACCTTTTAAGTTGTTGTATTTAGTTGTGTATATTGTTGGAGTATCTGGTACTTTAACAGGCATTTATCTTCCTCCAATAAACGTTACAGGTTTTATTTTTGGTGTGTTCTTCAAAATAACATCTCGCATATATTCATATTCGTTACGCCACATTGCCGCCTTTTCTTTGTCGTCGTCTGCAAAAATGTAATACGCCGCCAATAACGACACTAGCGGTTCTGCCTTATAATTAACGGTTATTGTATCGGTATCTAATGTTGAGGCTGTAACTGCTGTTGGCTTTTGTCGGTAAAAAAATGATACTTCCCCTTCGATTAAATTGCTGATTTTAACAAGTGTGTCTTTTTCAATTACATAATCGGAAAAAGGGAGAATTTGAGTTCTCCCATCTACCGACTGTGTAATTGTTGCATTTAATATGGAATCAAAATCTGATAGTTCAGCGAACTCAATTTCTGTAAAACTATCATCGTCGCCTAACATAGTGACGTCTTGACGTTCTATGAGTGGAAATTCCGCGTTAAGAAATCGGAGAGCATGATTAATTCCACCCCGAAACGCTTTAGCAAATATTGAGTCGTCAAGTGCATCTTCTGATTCAAAACCTAAATTTAATACTTGCTCTTTGAGTTCGCTGTATATCATTTTTTACTCCTTAAATTTCAATTACTTTTACATGCAAATCTACATGTTCTGGTACTAACAAAATCTTGCCGATATATGTGCCGGACAAATTCTTGAATTTGCCAGTATTGATTTTGATAATTTTGCTAGTTGCGTTGGTTACTGATACAACGAGGTCTGCCACACCCTGCATAGCGTTGCCGTACTTAATAGTAAGGGTGTAGGCTGCCGAACCTACATTTTCAGCCAATACCATGATATCGCCGTCAATCGTTGCCTCAAACCCATCTGCCGCAACAGTTGCGGTTTCGGGTGTAACGGCTACTCCGGTATCAAATGCCTTGGAATCTGCAACGGATAATACTTTAACTGCCATTTTTTATTTCTCCTATTCTTATGCGTACTTAACGTTCAAAACGATAAGTTCTTTAGGTTGGATTAATTGAGCCTGATACAATGCCAAACCTTTAACAAATGTTCCAAATCCTTTTTCAACTTCTCCGGTTTTGATTTTGTTAATTTGCTCAATAAACGCTACTGCTCTTCGGGATCTCAAAACCAATAAATCTTCAGTTCCTTGTACTCCCTGCGCGGTCAATGTTCCGCTGTTGGCAGAACGAATGTTGTTTGACATTTTGATTGCCACATTGCCGTACATTGCGACAATTCCTCTTTTTAGAAGGTCGCTGTTATTGGTATCTGTGTTAATCAATGCTTGCTTAATAACCATTGCCGCTCTTGGGGTTACAACTAGTTCTAATTCCTCGTTGATGGGTACATTGTTTTGGAACAGTTTAGCCAAAGAGGCATCAATCAACGGTAATACGGTGTCTTTGTCAATCTTTGTAGCGGAAGCATTGTCTTTAATTCCACCTGCGCAAACAGTTGAAATGTGGAAGTCCATTGCATCAGCCAGTCCATATCCACCACCGCTTGTGATTTCACTCAAAATTTGAGCGGAAATTTGGGCGGCATCTACGTCATGGTATACATCGCCAAACCATGACTGTTGAACAACTCGCATAGAGATTTTAGAACTCTGAATATCCTCAAATGCTGAAATTGTAATAGGCGCACCGTCGGTTGTGGTTGTAATAGTAGGTCTGGCAACCTGCAAAATATCAACTTGGTCGCCCGCTTTTGCAAGTATCTTTTCGTATTTTCTGTTTGAGAAATCAGCAAAAACTAGTTTGGTTTCAAGTGCCATTTCTACTTCTTTTGCTAAAATCTTATCTTTTGCTTGGTCAAGTGCCATTTTTTATTTCTCCTTATGTTTCTAGCCATTTGTCATGGCTTCGTTTGACTTTTGGCCAAGTTGCAGGGTCGCTTATTAACTTATCTTGCTGTGCCGGGGTCATAGAATCCCATTCGGCTTCAGTGTAATATTCGGTTTCAGCTTGTGAAGAGTTAATTTTCCCGGGTGATTCCGCTACACTTGTTGGCTTAATTAAGGCTTGCGCCATTTTATATGCCTCGGTAGGAGAATATCCGCCGTCAAATCGCAACTTGTAAAAGTCTTCTGATAATTCGTTTAATTTAATAGTTGGGTCTAATGCCAATAGTTCATCTTTGTCTTCCATTGACATTTTGAGCATTGCAAGGTCTGTCTTTAAGGCTTGGTTTTCTGCGGATAATTGTTCTTTGGCTTGCCTTTCGGCTTCAAGTTCAGCAGCTGTTTTGGCGTGTTTTTCTTCAAGTTCATCTTCCCTTTCAACCTCTTCAACCAAAGTGTCATAATCAAGCCCTGACTGTTCGGCGTATTCTTTAAGTTGTGCCAATTTGTCGCGCTTTTCATATTCTTTAGTTTTGGCTTCAAGTTCTAATGCACGTTGTTTTTCGGCTTCTATTTGTGCTTGTGCTTGTTCAATAATTTCTCTTTCTTTTGCTTCTAGTTCTCGTCTTTTTTCCGCATACCATGAATCACGTTCCTTGTCTCTTGCAGGTGGGGCGGCTTCCTGCTCTACCTCTTCGGTAGTTTCGCCCTCTGTTACAGGTTCGACGACTTCCTGTGGTGTAACGTCTGTTTCTGCCGGCTCGGTGGACACCTGCTCAATTGCACCGATATTTTCTAATTCCATTCCTATTCCTTACTGCCTTTTCGGCTGAATTAACGCTTGGTATTCTTCGCCTGTTAGGGCAATACCTTTGCGGTAATTTTTGCATTGTGGGTTAGTACATACGTAAATGTATTTCCCATCTTCTTCTACGTGGTCTATTAGTAAATCTTTTCCACATTCAGGACACATAATTTATCTCCTTTTTGCCGCTCTCGGCTTTGGTTTGTCTTCTTCTAAATTGGTTGTTTCTAAATTGACTGGTCTTATTTGTTCGGGGTATAAATAGTACGAACCACAATGAGGGCAAGTCGCAATCAATGGCGAGCCTTCGGCTTCAACTATTTCTCCACAATCACATAGATGTTTCATCCGTAACCTCCTGTTCTGTTGGCTGTTCTTTGAACATTTTTTTAAGTTTGCCTTTTGGCACTTCGGAATTTTCGGGTGCAAGTTCAACGTATTGCTCTAATGTAATAAGTTGCTTGTCTAATAAATTGTCTATAAAGGCTTTTTCCGCGGCACGTGTCCACGGCGTATCTTGCGAAATGTCAATGCTTACTTCTAAATCAATATCCCGTAACGCCTCACCGTCTATGTAAAGACCATCAACTTCAAACCCATTCGGATAGTAGACGCGTTTTTGTTCAAGCCATATCAAAGTTAAGTCTTCTATAAACTGCTTGTATCTATCAACTGGTTCGTTAAGTGGCTTTTCAGACTGTGCGACCATTGCATATACCGCTTGTCCACTTACTCTTGTTGGGTCGGTTGCGCCTGTTAGAGAATCAATTGAACCGTTTAGTTCACGAGTGGTTTTCATGAGGTCGCTTAATAGGTCTTGCGCATCGGTTGACTGGTTAACTGGGTTTATATAATCTAAAACGTCTTTAACCGTTCCCGGTGAATCTGTGAGGATGGTGGAACCAACTTTTTCGAGATCGCTTAAATTTCTGATGTAGTTTGCATTGGCAACTTTAATTGGGAATGCGCACATTTTGGTTGATTCGTCACGTCTTGCCAAGAGTTTGTTGATTGATATTTGGTTGGGTATCATTGGTCTTACAAACGACTTGCCACGCGCTGAATTTGGTGCTTCTTCCGGCAAATAAGAAGCAATTGGGTACAATCTACACGGTACTTTTGTTTCTCCAACTAAACTTTCTAATGGTCGAAGAGGCATATAATCTAATCCTTTAACGGCTTTGCCCCACCACACAACACCATCACGCTTTTCCATGTACAAAATTGACGTAACTTTACCTTCAACGTCCTTTGAAATGGTGTTGTTGATTAAATATTGGTCGTCTGTGTCTGCCAAAATTGAAAGAACGTCCGAATTGGCAATTCCGCTTTTTAAGGCTGCCTTTTTTACATCTTCAACAAGTAATCTTTCTCGGATTATGATGTACGGTTGTTCTTGAATTGAATTATTTGCTTCGTCACCAAACATAATGTTGGTGTTCATGATGATTTGGTCGTCTTTGGGGTCTGCTGTACCGCAATATTGGTATGAATCACCTTGAATTAAGCCTTGCTTGATAACATTCCATGATTTTGTTTTTTGTTTTGATTTTTTCCAGTCGCTATGCAGTTGAATATTCAACGATTTGGCAATTTGTATCTTTGCGGCTAAAATATCTTCATCTTCGTCTTGCCCCGTGTAGTTAAAGGTTGGTATCATTTGGTTAGAAGCAATCGTAGAAAGTTGAAATTTAATCGAACTTTTAATAATATTGAAAAACGGTAATGGCGAACCTGTCGAAAGAGGTGTATTTTGCCCTACGTTCCATTGATTATCTAACACAAAGTCCCATTGCTCGTTAGTACGGTTGATAAGGCCATTTTCTTCAATGTATGATTTGCACTTTTCGTATTTGTTCCAAATTTCCATTATTGCTCCTTATAACCAGTGAAATTGTTTATCATGTCTATCCGTTCACGCTCTGCTTTTGCTTCCGGGGTTTCTTCTACTTTCTTGTAAAACTTTGGTAGTATCTTTATTGGCTTTGGGTCTTTGACGGATAGTTTTATTCCTATATTGATGAAAGTTACCGCTGTGATTAAAAACACAATGAAAACGGTAATGATTAAAACGGCTTCATATGACATTGATTTTTTCTCCTTTTCCTGCGCTTTTTGGTTCTGTTCTTCCGAAAAATTCCATGATTGTTCTTTGTCTTTTAGGTGGAATGTGTGTTTTGTGCTTGGTCATTCTGGTTAGTGCTTGTGACATTGCATCTACCATATCGTCATGTTTTCCGTTCGGAAACGAAGAGCATTGATTCACAAATTCTTTCACCCACGGTTTTTCAGGTAAATACACGTTCCCCGATTCAATAACGTACTGTATGGCATTTACTCGCGATACTTTACCACCTTGCGGTTCTATTGGAATAATCCCGGGTATTTCGGAGTGAAGCGTTGCGATTGTCGCGGATCCGTTTGCTTTGTCTTCAATTAAGATTTGCCTTGTCTGCGGATAGGTAAACTTCATCCCTTGGATTGCTTTTATCGTTTTGACAAAATCCAGTCTGTCGTTGATTAAATCTATTAAGAAAAACTCTGCCCTTCGTCTGCCCCATAATTCGATACATACGGGGTCGTTTACGTCCTTAAATGCGGCATCCACACTCATTAGTATTTCGTCCATTTCCTTTAGCATGGTTTCTTTGTCCGGAAATGTTATGTCTGCAGGCATCCCAGTTGTTGAGTATTTTCCCCACCATTTTGACTTTAGGATGTTTCCTCCCTCTGTGACGGGTCGCCCTTGAAACATTGCGTACCATGCGCCCACTCCGTCTGTCGAAGTGTAACTTTCCTTGAATATTTTCATCCATTCATTGTCTTTGCCAATTTCGGGACACAATGAGTCTCCGATTTTTCGCCCGAGTGGGTCGTCTTCATCTTCGCACTCGCAAGGCAAGTTGATGTGCTGACAGTTTTCTTCCGCTAGCATTCGCCCGGCTAAATCGTCTTCGTGCCAACGTGTCATAATCACTATAATTTTTGTCCCGGGATGGGTTCTTGTTCTGACTGACTGAACCCACTCGTTCCATATTCGTTCTCTGTAAGTCTCTGATTTCGCTTCTGATGCGTTTTTTATGGGGTCGTCTATAATAACTAGGTTCCCTTTTCTACCTGTGATAGAACCACCGAATCCAACTGACGTCATGCCTCCACCTTCTGTCAGTTCCCACTCTGCCGCGCTCTTTGTTTCGTTCGATAGGTGAATCCCAAATATCTGCTCCCCGAACTCGGCTATTTTCTCTTTGTTTCTTTTTCCAAACGTTTGTGATAATTCGGAGTTGTAACTTATCTCTATTACTCGCCTCTCCGGGTGCCTTCCCAAATACCAACTTGGGAGGGTTTCCGTAACCGTGATAGTCTTTCCATGTTGGGGCGGTGTGTTTATGATTAATATGTCATATGGGTTAGTAGTCTCCGTATCTACAAACTTTTGTACCTCTTCACAAAGATACGTGTGGAATTTGGTTGCTTTCCATCCTTCCGTTTTACCGACGTTATGCACGACTAGGTTATATGCTAGAAAATCTAGGGATGCTTGTTTATATAAGGTCTCTTGGATTGTCATATTGCCCCTTTTTTCATTTTAAAATTTTTTGGCTGGGTTTCACTATTTTAGGGGTCTTTGGGGGGATGTGTAAAGTTATAAGTCCTCCGTCCCCTTGCCGTCAGCCACCCCGGTCATGGGGAATATGGAAAGCCCTGCATCCCTATATGCTATCTGGCTATACTATCCCTGTCCTCCGCTGTGTGTGTGGTGGGTGGTGTATGCCATTGCTGTAGGGGTAAGGCACAAGGTAAGTTACATCTGTGTGCAGGATGTAGTAATTGCAACGTGTCGCGGTGTAGGAATTAACATGTGCATATTATTTTGCATATAAAAAGGAACACATTACTGTGAACCTCCCCTTTCGGCGCACCCCCACGGTACGCACTATATGAACTGTATGTGCAGTTATTTACCCTCTTTTGCCTTGTTTTGGTGTTTTTATGGTCTTAACCCCGCGTTTCGGGGAGACTTTTGCCGAGATAAACGACACTGTGTTGATTATCGTATTGAACTGTGTGTGCAATTTGGGGTAGGGTTTTTGTTTGCCACGAGGGTTTTGTATGTGTTTTCCCCTATTGTTTGCCTATTATTTGCCCTGTTTAGCCCATTTGGCCGTTTGTCCCTACCTATAGACCTTATCTATACGGTGTATCCATATCATAG